TGGGCGGCGAAGGAGAAGTTGAACTTCGACTTCACGACCGACGGGCAGACGTTCCGCGAGTCGCAGAAGTCGGATGCCCTCCTGGCGCTCGCGGCCCGGTACGCGAGGAAGATGCGCTGCGACAGCGCGCCCGCGCGTCAGTCCGATTTCGTCACTGACGGATTTGATTTCGGGATGGCGTACCGCTGATGCCGAGCCAAAACGACATCACGCGAATGCGGACGACCATCAACCGGACGCTGCCCGACGCCTGCACGATCACGCGCTACACGCTCGTGGACGACGGGCGCGGCGGGAAGAAGCCACAGGATTCGCAGACGATTCAGACCTCGTGTCGCCTGTCGCAGATGAACAGTCGCCGCGGCGAGGAGACGGTCGCCGAGACGACGAGGGCGCAGGGGCTGTTTGAGATGACGCTGCCCGCGGGCGTCGTGGTGCTGATGACGGACGTGCTCACGGTCAACTCCGTGCAATACAGGCCCGTGCAGGCGACCGACCTGACGAGCTACCAGTTGTCCAACCGATTCGTCGTCAAAAGGGTGTCGGTGACTTGAGCGAGTTGCGAAACAACCTCGGCGTGATCTCGGAGGCAGTGCGCGCGCGCGCCTCGGAGGCGGTGCGCAAGGCAGCGCTCGACATCGAGGCGCACGCGAAGGTGAACGCGCCGGTTGATACGGGCGCGCTGCGGAACTCGATCACGACCGAGGAGGTTGACGACCTCAATCAAATCGTGGGGACGAACGTCGAGTATTCGATCTACCAAGAGTTCGGCACCGTGAAGATGCCGGCACACCCGTTTTTGATCCCGGCAGCCGAGACGGTGAAGCCGGAGTTTGAAAAGGCGCTCAGGGAGCTTATGCCGTGAGCGCGGTAACGGAGGCGATCTGCAAGGCGCTCCAAGCGGACGCACAGCTTCAGCAGCTCGCGCCCGGCGGCGTCTGGCCGTTCGTCGCGCCGGAAAAGACGCCCTTTCCATACGTGATCGTCTCGACGCAGTCGCCCGCAGTTGACCATTACACCTTCGGCGGGCCGAATTCGGGATGGCGCGAGGCCGTCTATCTGGTGAAGGCGGTTGACCAGAACCTCTCGCCCGCGGATGCCGAGGACATACGCAGCCGCGTCCACACGGTGTTGCAGGACGCGAATTTGACAGTCAGCGGGGAGTCGGTGCTCTGGCTGCGGAGGCGCTCTCAATTCCCCGAATACACGGAGATCGTTGACGGCCTGGTGTATGTCCATCGCGGCGCTCTCTACGACGTGGTGACTGAATGAGCGAAAAGCAAAAGTACATCGTCAAGACCGGCATGAACTACGACTACGGCGACAACGAGAGGCGCGCCGAGCCGGGCGACGTGGTGGACGACCTGCCCGCGGAGTCCGTCCCGTGGCTGCTCGAACAGGGGCACATCGCGGAATGCACTGTGCCGAGCGAGTCGCGTGAAGAGTCGGTCGAAGGAGTCGAGTGATGGGCAACGTCGCGAAAGACATCCGCGTTTACGTGGATCAGTACAACATCTCGTCGGCCTTCAAGTCCGCGAAGCCTTCGGCCTCGGTGGATATGCTCGACTCGACAACCTTCGGTGCGTCGGGCGCGCACACTTTCAACGCGGGGCTGAAGAACGCCACGCTTCAGTTGGAAGGCTTCTTCGATTTCGACAACGTCCTTCTGAACAGGATTGACAACGTGCTTCAGGCGGCGCTCACGGGCGGCGCGCCGCACGTCGTTACGGTCGCGTCGCTGCCGACCGGCGACCTGCTCGGCAACCGGGCCATCCTGCTGAGCGCGAACGAGGCGAAGTACGACGTTGACAGCGTCGAGGGCCAGCTCATCACTTCGATGGCCGAACTGCAATCCGCGAGCGGCTACGACAGTGGCATCTTCCTGCACCCCTTGCAGGCCGAGACCGCGACCGGCAACGCGGCCTCGCAGGACAACGGCACTTCGAGCGCGGGCGGCGGCGTCGCGCACCTGCACATCCCCGCCGCGTCGGGCACGACACCGACGATCACGGTCAAGGTGCAGCACTCGACCGACAACATAACTTTCGTTGACCTCGTGACCTTCAACGCCGCCACCGGCGCTGGCGTGCAGCGCGTGGAGCTTGCCGCGGGCACGACCGTCAACAGATATGTCCGCGTGACATTCACCATCGGCGGCACGACGCCGTCGTTCACTTTCGCCGTCGCGTTCGCGCGCCGCTAACTTTTAGAAACCGGAGAGAAGTCATGGGAAACGTAGCAAAGGGAGTCGTCGTCAAGCTCAACGGCGTGGACATCTCGGCGAAGGTTGATTCGGTCAAGTTCAGCCAAGCGGTTGATCAGCACGATTCGACGACCTTCGGCACTTCGGGCGCACACTCGTTCAACGCGGGACTCACGAACGGCACGGTTCAGTTGGAGATCATGTACGACGGGGCGATTGACGCGCAGATCGCGGCGCTGCTGGGCACTGACAACGTGCCCTTCGAGTACGGCCCGCTCGGCTCGACCGTCGGCAACCCGAAGAAAACCTGCAACACGTCCGTCGCCAAGTGGGAGCCGCCCGCGCAGGTCGGACAGCTCGAAAAGGCCACGCTCGAATTGCAGATCAGCGGCGCGGTCACGGTGACGACCTACTGAGGCGCGGCGCGGACTGCGACAGTTTCGGGTGGCCCGGCTCTGTGGATGGGCGAAGTGTTTGCAGCGGGGCCGGGCCGCTCTCATATCAATTTTGCGATGGAGTGAAGAGGATGAATTTCGCGAAAGTTAAGAAGCTGCGCGACGAGCAGGTCAAGCTCGTGCAGTTCGAGTACGAGGGCGAGCAGGTCGAGGTCAAGCTCTCGGAGCGCGAGCTGCGCACGCCGGGCGTGATCTCGGAATTGCAACAGGCGGTCGAGGGCAAGGACGCGATGGGCCTGGCGCGCGGGTTGGAGCGCGTCATCAAGGAGTGGAACCTGCACCTCGACGGCGCGCCGTTCCCGCCGACGGCTGAGAACCTCGGAATGTGTGAGGTCGAGTTCTTAGGGAAGATCGTCAACGAGGGACTCGGCGAAAAAAACGAACAGAGCGCGAGCGCCTGAGCCGCTGGCTCGGCACGCGGGGCGAAGCGGGCGAGGTGCCGGAGTGGTATCCGCTCGCACAGCGCCTCTCTCGCGCGGCGCACTACTGGAACTGTTCGGTCTTCGAGCTGCTCGCGCAGGATGATCCTGAGTGGGAAGAGGTCGGCTTCAACGCCTCGGTCGCCGAGCAGCAGGGGCAGGAGATCGCTAACGAAATTGGGCGCAAGCGCGGCGGGCTGAAGAACAGATAAAGAGATGAGCGCGGACGCGACAGCATTTGTTCTTCAGGGGAAGATCGGGGCCGACACTGCCGACTTCGACAAGAAGGCCGCTGGCGTCAACAGCGAGCTTCAGCGGACGAAGCAGAATTTCGACCAAGCCGAGAAAGCCTCACAGAGTTTCGGCAGCAAGTTTCAGCAGATCGGGCAGACGCTCACCGACTTCAGCTCGAAGCTCAAAGCCGGCGGCGCGGAGATCAGGAACGTCGGCCAGACGCTGACCGTCGGCCTCACGCTCCCCATCGTCGGCATCGGCGCGGCGGTCGTCAAGCTCTCAAGCGACTTCGAGGACAGTATGTCGAAGATCGCGGGGTTGACCGACTCGTCCGCCGCCGAAGTCGGTCGGATGAGAGAGCAAGTGCTTTCGCTCTCGAAGACCGTTCCGCAGTCGGCGAAGGAGTTGGCGGACGGCCTCTTCTTCATCGTCTCCGCCGGGTTCAAGGGCGACGAGGCGATGCAGGTGCTCACGATCTCGGCGCGCGCCGCGGCAGCCGGCCTCGGCGAGACGAAGACGGTCGCCGACGCGGTCACTTCGACGTTGAACGCTTACAAGCTCGGCGCTTCGGACGCCGCGCACATCACCGACATCCTCACAAACGCAGTCGTGCAGGGGAAGATGCAGGCCGACACGCTCTCTGGCGCGCTCGGTCGCGTGATCCCGATTGCCGCCGCCGCGCACGTCCCCTTCGAGGAGGTCGCCGCGTCTCTGGCGACGATGACGCGCACCGGCCTCAACGCCGACGAAGCGGCGACCGCGCTGCGCGGCGTGCTCGCCGAGTTGGTGAAGCCCGCGGCGAAGGCGAAAGAGGAGCTTGAGGCAATCGGCATCAGCGCCGACGAGCTGCGCGACTCGCTCGCGAGCAAAGGCTTGCTCGGCACGCTGCAACTGCTGATGGAGCGCACGGGCGGCAACATTGACGCGCTGGGTCAGATCATCCCGAACATCCGCGCGCTGACCGGCGTGCTCGCGACCGCGGGCAGCCAGGCGGACGCATACGCGCAAATCCTCGACTCGATGAATAACGCCGCCGGGCGCACCGACAAGGCGTTTCAGACTGCCACAAAAAACTTCTCGACGCAGGCGGAGATTTTCAAGAACAAGCTCGAAGCTGTTGCGATCACACTCGGCGAACGGCTGCTGCCGATACTGACGCCCGTCGTCGAGAAGCTGGGGCAGGTGCTGCCCGCGGCGATTGAGAGCGTCGTCAACTGGTTCGGTCGTCTGCCGTCGGGCGTGCAGGCCGGCGCGCTCGCGCTGCTCGGACTCGCCGCGGCTGCGGGGCCTGTGCTCGCCGTCGTCGGCACGATCATCGTCGCCGTCGGCAGCCTGATCGGCGCGCTCGGCACGATTGTGAGCGCGGTCGGTGCCGTGGCCGGCGGGATCGGTGTTGTCGCGGCGGCGGTCGGAGGGCTGGGGCCGCTGATCGTCGTCGTCGTCGCGTTCGGTGCTGAGATGGCGGCGGTGTTCGCGGCAGTCGTCGCGGGCGTCGCGCTGATGCACGCCGCATGGGACTCGAATTTCGCTGGGATACGCGAGGCCGTGACGACCGCATGGAATGCGGTGGTGCCAATCATTCAGCAGGGCTGGGAAGCGATCAAAGGCTTTTTTACGAAGGAGGGCGGCGAGGTCGTCGCGTGGGTCAACGAGAACTGGCCTCTGATTCAGCAGACTATTAACACGGTGTCGGAGAGGATCAAGGAGATAGTGCTGGCCGGGCTTGCTTTGGTCATGGGTCTGTGGAAGCAGCACGGCGAGATGATCAAGGGGATTGTGAAAGCCGCGTGGGACATCATCAAGACGATTATTGACACAGGGCTGCACGTCATCCTCGACCTACTGAAGATCGCCATGCAGGTTTTCAACGGTGATTGGAGCGGCGCGTGGGAGACCTTCAAAGACATCCTACGCCGCGCCAGCGCCGAGGTGGGCACGATCCTCAAAGACCTCGCGGCGATCATGCTGAACATCATCCTGGGCATCGCCAAAGACATCAGCGACGCCGCGCAGAAGTTTTACGCGGCGGCGTTGGAAGTCGGCAAGCAGATCGTCGAGGGCATGGTCGCCGGGATACTCGGCGGCAAGAGCAAGGTCACGAAGGCCGCTGCCGATCTCGCGTGGTCTGCGATCACGGGCACGCGGGGGACTCTCGACAGCCACTCGCCGAGCCGCGTCTTCCAGCAGATCGGCCACGACATCGCCGACGGACTGGTAATCGGCATCGGCGAAGGGAAGAAGGCCGTACAGGACGCGATGATTGACATCGCGACGCCGCCCGCCGGTCTCGGCACGCAGGAAGTTGCCGGCGCGGGCGGCAAGGCGAACGCGCTTCCAGCCATTCCCCCTACACCTTCTCTTAAAACCGTCATCGCCTTAAAGGCTCAAGACCTGCTGAAAATAAGGTTCGATTGGAAACAAGCAGTAACGCAGATGGCGAACGATGGACAGCAGGCGTTCGAGCGGTTCTTTACATACTTGAGTAAAGGCTGGCGTGCGGCCCTGAAGGGGCTGGCGCTTGATTTTATACAAACGTTGCAGCAGATGGCGGCGCAGGCGCTTGCGTCTCAGGTGTTCGGCGCAATCCTCAAATTCGTGTCCGGCGCGCTGATGGGCGGGGGCGGCGATTTTGCGAAGGGGACGGCCATGCCGAGCGCCATCGGCAAATTCGCAAACGGCGGCTCGTTTACCGTCGGAGGTGGCGGCGGCACGGATAGTCAATTGATCTCCTTCATGGCAACGCCCGGAGAACACGTTACGGTGAGTACGCCCGGACATTCCGTCGGCGGCGACACGTACAACGACAATCGCAAATACTACAACTTCAATTATCAACCGCAGCGCACGCCCTCGACCTACACGACGAGGCGCGGCGCGCGCGAGTTTCTTGATTCACTTGCACCAGCTTTGGGGAGATGATGTCTATACCGATTCTCTTTGATGAAGTGCTGCTTAATCCGGCGATCTTCTCGCGCGCGGAAGGCGACTCGCCACTGACGGGCTGGCCTGAGTTCGCCAATACTGTTGTGAGGAATGAGCGCACGGGCGTTTGTAAGACGAACGTCAACCGCTTCGATGCCATCGAGATGTTGAGTGTTGATCTCGTGCTGATGGCGGCAACGGATCGCCCCTATTTCATCAATTTCTGGCGCGGCGGCTACGGCTCGGGTGTCGGGTTTCGCTGCAAAGTGCCTTGGGATTACACGGGGCAGGGGCAGGCGCTCGGCACGATAGGCACCAGCACAACCGCCACTTTTTATCTCACGAAGACTTACACGCGCACTGGCGTGACGGCGCGCCAAGATGTGCGCCGCATCGTGAAGCCTGTTGTGAATGTCAATCTCGCGTCAGGTTGTCCAACCCTCTACGAAGCAGACGGCGCAACCTTGCGCGCACAGGACGTGCCCTTCGTCGTGCGAGTCGGCGGGGCAACGACAGGTTTCACTTATACGATAGATAACAGGACGGGCGTGCTGGTCGTGACGACGACCACGGCATCAGGAATCGTGACGTGCGATTTCACATTCGATATCCCCGCCGCATTCGTAGGCAACACGATCAGCCACAAGAACTCGATCAATAAACTGAGCAGAGCGCAGGGAGTATTGATTCGAGAAATTCTACCGGCGGAGTTGGGTATTTTGCTTTGAGAGTGAAGAGGGGGCGGCGTCTCCTCCGCCCCCTCGCTTGTGTCTCCTGCTCAGAGACAACCTCTGACCGAGGCTAAACGGATTGTACCATGCCGGTCACAGCGACACAGAAGGATTTACTGAAGAGCAACTGCACCTTCGTCTGTCAGATTTGGAAGATGACGACGAAGGATGGCTTGACGGTCGCTTTCTGCTCACACACGCGCAAACTCATAGTCGGCAGCGTCACATATCTGCCTGCCTCGCCATTCGACCCGGCGCGCGTGTCGGCGAAAGTGGGATTGAAACCTGATAGCGCCGAGACAGTCGGCGTCCTCGATGATGTCGTTACCGAGGCGGACATTCAAGGCGGGCGTTGGTCGGGCGCGCGCATCTACACCGCCTTCGTCGTTGATTACCGCGACACGTCACAGGGAGTCGTTGCCGAACGCAATGGCTTCGTGGGCAAAATCTCCATTCGCGGCGAGCAATACACGTTCGAGTTTCTATCTCTCTCTCAAGCCCTTTCGCAACAGATTGGCGAAGTGACAAGTCCGACGGATCGCAACAGGAAACCGGAAGACCTCGGCGTGAGCATGGCGGCGTTCACGTTTGCCGCGACAGTCACGTCTGTCACTGACAGAAGCACGTTCGCGGTAGGTCTGTCGCCCGCGAAGGCCGACCATTATTTTCAGTATGGCCGCGCCGAATGGCAGACGGGCGCGAACGCAGGGCTAAAGATGGAGGTCAAGGACAACACGGGCAACGCAATCACGCTCACACTGCCGATGCGCTCGAACATCGCAACCGGCGACACGCTGTATCTCATCGCCGGCTACGACGGCTCGCGCGAGGCCGCGCGTGATAAGTTCGCAGCCGCAATCAATTTCAATGGCGAGCCTGACTTGCCGGGCATGAATAAGGTCTTGAAGTATCCAGACTGATAAAAAGATGACGACTAGGCGAGAGGTTATCGAGGAGGCGCGGACGTGGCTGGGGACTGCCTTCGGCCATCAGCAGGCGATCAAGGGCGTGCAGGTTGATTGTACGAACTTCATTGCGCGCACCGCCGAAGCTTCCCGCGCGCTTCCAGACGTGGCTTTTGAGTCGAATTATCGCCGCTCGGCGGACGGCCTGACGATGCTCGCGATACTGCGCGATTACATGGATTTCATCCCAGACGTGGCGGATGCGTTGCCCGCCGATGTCATCGCGCTCTGCGACGAGGCGTGCAAGCATCCAGACGTGCCGCGCCACCTGATCTTGCTCACACAGGTTGAGCCGCACTGGATGGGTATTCACGCGAGCGAGCATGGCGTCCGTGAGCACAGGCTCGACAACAATTTCAAGAGGCGCATTCACAGCGTCTGGCGCTTGCGCGACCTGGAAGACTGACGTGCTGGAAGAGATGAAGAGAAAAACGGATGCGCTCGCGCTGCGAAAGCGTGACGAGATGGTGCGCGCGCTTGAGGACGGGAGCATTGCAGACCCCGTGACGATGACCCTCTTCGGCATGACGGCGGTACATTTTCTCATCGCCACGACGGTTAGCGTCGGGTTGACAATCGGCGCGGGCTTGGCGCAACGAGCATTGACCTCGCGGCAGAAATCTACTGTCGGCTCACTCGCCGGGCAAGACCTGCAAATTCCGCGCTCCGGCATGGGTGAATTTATCACTGAAATATATGGGGGCGACCCAGAAACTGATTCGACGCTCTGGCAGGCTTCCACGTCATTCGCTCTCAATCAGAAATGCGTGCCGACAGTGCGGAATGGCTATTACTACCGTGCGACGACCGCAGGAGTTACCGGCTCGACCGAACCCACTTGGCCGACCACGTCGGGCGCGACGGTTGCATCGGGCACGGTCACTTTCACCTGCTGGGGGCAGACGGGCGGAGGTTGCAAAGTCGGCCCGATAATCTTTTGGGCTTCGCGCGACGCGAACGGTTTTGTTGTTCGCAAGCATAAGACCACGACGACCGGCGGCGGCGGCGGCAAGGGGCCGAAAGCGCCGGAGACGACGACCATCACTTACGACTTGGATGTTGCGCTCATGTGGGGGCGCGGGCCACTGAATTTGCTGAAAGAGTATGCAAACACAGATGTGCTCTTCGACGCTACGCCCGCGACCATGCAAAGCGGCGTCTATAATCCGGCAGTTGCCGACGACGACCCTTACAATCAAAGCACTATCCCGTCGCCGAACACTCCTTACACGCGACCTGTGACACGCTACGGCGGCACGCTCGCCGTGGACGGCACGGGCGTACAGACGGGCACGCTCCTGCTCGGCGGGAATTCGCAAGTTGGAATCTATCCCGGCAACCAGACTCAGCTTCAAGACCCGACCATTCAGGCCCAGACGGACGGACGCTATGGCACGGGTTCGACATCCGCCCATCGCGGCAAATGCTACAACGTCCACACCAATTTTTATCTCACACGATGGCAGGGCGCGCTCCCGGCATTTTCGGGCGTCGTTGAGCATCAGATATTAAAAACGCTCGACCTGATATTCGCTTACTTCTGCTCGCGAGTGAGCGTGCTGCTTTCATCTGATTATGATTTCACCGCGCTCTCTACTCTCGACGTGCGCGGCTTCCCCATCAACCAGCGCTATGATCCTGCGTCGGTGATGGAAGCAATTGCGCGAGTCTTCAATGTATATTTCACGGAGGGCGACAAGATTTACGGGCGCGTGCGCGGCGGGGCAGTCGTCGCCGCGCTGACAGACACTGAAGTCAGTTGGATGGATGGAGATGCAGAGCAGGAAGATCAGCCTCTGCAAAAAGTTGATTCACAGATCGCAACGGAGACTGACATCGCGCGCCGCGTCGAGCTTACCTTCGTTGATCCTGCGCGTGACTTCGACCAGAACACGCAAGGCCAATCTCGACAGATCACCGCAAGTGAAGGAGTTGACTCGATAGCAATTGCGCTGACGCTGCTATGCTCCGAGTCGCGCGCCTTCGATCAGCGAGAGCTTTACAGAGAACAGATTGAGTCCGAGAAACATTCGATTTCACTCGATTGGTCATATCTCTGGCTCATGCCCGGCGATTCCATTACGGTCACGCGCGCGGACGGCTTCACGCACAGGATTTTTATCGAGGACATTAAGCCGAACATAGGAGTCATTCCCGTCAACGGCTCAGCGGAAGATACGACGCTGTTCACTCAGCCCGTTTCGGCCACTGGCGGCGGCGTGTTCGAGATACCGCCCGTGCCGATTCCGGGTCAAACGCTTCTGGGCTTCTACGACGGGCCGCTCCTCAGAGATGAGGAGGCGACGAATAACAACGGCATCGGTGTCTATGCGTGGGCGGTGAAGCGTAACGGCGCGGGGAGCTTCGCGGGTTCGGCGCTCTATGTCGAGCGCGGCCTCGGCTACGAGCTGCTCGACACGTTCGGCGTAGAAGCCACGTCCGGCGTCGCGGCGACGACGCTGACCGCGACGACTGACGTGCTGGGGCCGGTCTCGGACGCCGTGACCGTTGACCTGCACGCGGGGTCGCTCTCGTCCGTCGCCCTGTCCGACCTCATGTCGGGCGCGAATACATGCATCATCGGCGACGAGGTGTGTCAGATACTCACGGCGACGCGAGACACGAGTAACCTCGCACTCTACCCGAACCGCTGGAATCTTATCATCGGCCTGCGCGCGCGGCGCGGGACGGGCTATGCTGTGGACACGCACGCCACGGGCGAGCGCTTCGTACTCGTCAACGACGCGATTCATTTCATACCGCTCAACATCAACGAACTGAACGTCTCGCGCACTTATAAGATGTGCACGTCGGGACAGAGCTTGGACGACTGTGCGGCGGTGACATACGTTTGGACGGGCGGAAGCGTCAAGCCGCTCGCGCCTGCGGGCGCACAAAGGGTGGACGACGACGGCGGGAATTCTACCGTTTCGTGGCTACGCAGACAGCGACTTGGACATGGCCTACATTCTGGATATTCAGGCTTCAGCGACCTCGACTCGGTAAAATTCGAGGTTGACGTGTGTGCGGATTCGTCGAGGGCGACGGTTAAAACTACGCTGCCGTCCTCGCCTAATCAATCAACTCCGGCAACGCTCCCCGTGGCAGGCGGACTTCTGTTCTCGCCGAGCAGACCGGACGGAGGTTACGTCTCAGGCAACAACGTCGTCGGCCCTTCGTATTCCGGCGTGCCGACAGACTTTGTTTACGGCAGGTCGTTACAGAAACTAGGCGTTGGCGGACTCGTCACGTTCACGCCGCAGCTTGGCGGCAGCGACGGCTACATCAGCGTACTCCTCTCCGACCCGAACGCACCGCTTTTGACGTGCGACTACGCCGTAACAATCCAGCACGGCCCGAGCCATACCTACGCGATTGACCTCGCGAGTTCCAACGACCTGGGCGCGGCCATCACGGGCGTTCCCCTAACGATGGCGATAGAGGCGGACGGGGTTTATTTTTACGAGAACTACGGGACGGCCAGCGAGACGCTCCTTTACGTCTCGCGCCAAGTGCCCCGATCTAAATATGAGGTGCGCGTCTTCGCCTCCGACGCAGGCGGCTCGGTCGGGTTTCCATTGATCAATCAAGTGCAGAACATTGTCGTTTCGACCGAACGCTACGCGACCCTTTACAGCGCCGGACAGTGGGCGGCGGACTTCGGCTCGAACCAGCCGACCTTGTATTGCAACATCTATGAGATTGACCCGCGCGTCGGGCGCGGCTACCCGCTCAAGGCGACGCTTTCGAGGTGAGAAATGCCATTCACTGACACCGACCCGGTACTGTTTGACCTGCTGCCTCTCGACGGCTTGCAGAACAGCGTCGCAACACTGACGGCGGCGCTCAAGCTGCGCGCGCAGCTCGCGCGCACGCACATCACGGGGCTACAACTCTCGTGGAACTCGGCCTCGGCCACGTCAATCATCGTTAGCACGGGGCTGGCCTACATACCGGGCAGCGGCCTCCTCGCAGTCGAGTCGCCTATCACCAAGAGTGGCCTCTCGCTCTCGGCGAGTACCTGGTATCACGTCTATCTCTACAACTCCGGCTCTGTGACCTCTCCCGTCGCCGCCGCCGAAGTCGTCACGACGGCCCCGACAAACTACTTCGGCACGGCCTACCAGAAGACCGGCGACGCGAGCAGGCGCTATTTGGGTAGCGTGAGAACGGACGGGGCGGGCAACCTCTACAATTTCGTGCATAACCCCGTCACCGGCCTCGTCCTCTACCGCGCCAATATCGCCACCGCGCCCTTCCGTGTCCTATCGAACGGTGCAGCGACGACCGCTACAAGCGTGGACTGCTCGGCTGTCGTCCCCTTGACCTCAGCCCAGGCGCTCATTCGCATGAACAACTCCGCCTCAGCCTCGAATATTTTTTTGGGTTCGTCCGACGGGATCGTGCCGACATCGTCGAGCGGCTCTCTCGACCTTGCCGCGTCGCGTGATGCGGGGCATCAGGTTGCGCTGAACTCTTCCCGGCAGTTCCAGTACATCTACGACTCGTCGCCCTCGCCGAGCGGCCTGTTTTGCGACTTATACGGATACTATTTCGTCAGGTGAGAGAAGGCGGAGGAATGAAACGACTGACATTGAAAGTGGCCGACGCCGCGCAACTCCGGCAGGAGTACGCCGACCGCGGTTTGACTGTGACGGTGAACGACCCGGACGCGCAGGGTGCTGTGAGCGTTGACTTCGACGACGCCATGAACGAGGAGGGCGTCTGTTTCGTCGCGGCCCGCCACTTCCCGCGCTCTTACGTTCAGGCGATCATGGCCGTGGACTTCTCGACCGCGCAGACCCTCGCCGACATGAAGGCGCTCGCGACGCAGCTCAGAAACCGCGTGGCGGCGGCACTGCGCGCCCGATGGGAGCCATGA